CCAGATGAATCATGATTGAAGTGATATTAATATGTTAAATCAGATAGTTAAGGTTATGCGGTTTTTCTATGGGGCATCAGTGGGGCATTTTGAGTAAATGATGCGTTCAAAATGCCCACCTGGTCATGGTTATTCTCGGTCATCCATTTACCGTAAACCGTGAATAGCATTTGCGCTGACGAATGGCCCATCTGGTGCGCAACGAAATTTGGGTTCGCTCCGGCGACCAGTGCCCAGCACGCATATGTGTTCCTGGTTTCATAAGACCGTCTTTGTCGGACGCCTGCACGACGCAGGGCAGTGCGCCAGGCTGAATTAATGGATCCTGGGACGTAGCACATCGTCTTCTTACCGTTCATTGAAGTAATGGACGGCGAGAATATAAAGGTGCATTCATCGGTTCTCTTTTTTTTGTATTCCCGTAGGCTGACGCTTACCTTGTGGGATGCCATCATTCTGGTCAGTGGCATTTGCGCCTTGAGTGCATCAATTGCTGGCTGGGTCAGCTGTATTGTTCGAATCCCGGCGTTGGTTTTTGGCAGGGTGAAGTTTCCCTTCAGGGAATAGTTCCGTGACACTGTAACAGTCCAGTTGACAGTATCCACATCCTCCCAGGATAACGCGCTTAGTTCGCCATGCCTGACGCCTGTATTTACCGCAAAGATAACCATATTCTGAAACTGTAGCGTTGGGCAGGCCGCAACCACTCTCTGATACTCATCAGAAGTAAGAGGATCTGGAATGGGTCTTTCTTTTGCGAGAGGGGTAATACCTGCCATCAGATCGGTTTTCAGGTAGCCACTTTTGAAAGCAAAGCTCAGCATCCCGCCAAGGCATGCCATATAGCTATTGACTGTAGGAACGCTTCTTCCCTTTTTGGGTGGATGATTTAGACCATGTCTGGTCTTCTGCCAGCCGTTAAGTAGCTCCTTCCTGGCACTAAGGATATCTTCAGTGTTCAGGCTGCCGATATACCTGTGCTCACCAATTGTTTCGATAGTGGTTGTGAGGTGGCAATCGTAACGCCTCAACGTCCCGAGGCTAAGCTCCATCTCTTTAAGCCCAAGCCATTTCGATTTCAGTTCAAGTAGTGAGATTTGCTTTCTGACAGTGCTGAATTTCTCTGCGTTCGATGAATCAGGGAATTGCGAGGCATAATTGAATGTGCCTGTCTTTATCGCAAAGCAGACTGAAGCCCGAAGTTCGCCTGCCATTTTCCTGTTTTTTGGCGTGTCAGGAACGCCGAGATTTTCCCTGACACGCTTCCCCTGATATATGAACCATATGCGTAACGATTCGCCATGAACCTCTACGCCTGTTGGGTATGCTGCCATAATCATTCCTCGTTTGATGTGCCAAAGGACATTTAAGCAGATATTCTCCGGCGTTTCGCTGGGCTTTGGTGCTCGATCCAGTGGTTTATCTCATCGCGGTTATACATGATTGGGCTGTTTTGCTTAGGTGCCATATCAGGGGCAACATGGCGATAATGCTTTCCCTCCATCCAGGTAGACCGGCGGGCATGCTGAATCATGTGCTTTGACATGCCGGTTGTCGCAGTTAAAAGTTCCTCTGTGACCCATTTATTCGGTACCAACTGAATAATGTCGCTCATGGTTTTCTCCAGGCAAAAAGAAGCCCTCGCAATCGAGGGCTGAAAGGGGGATAACGTGGCAGTGCTTTCGCACCCAATAGCCAGCTCATAACTGGCTATCAGTTGCGTCAGTCTGTGAAATAGCAGAAGCCAGAACTGCGCGTTCGCACAGCAATCCACCCAGGGGCTTGTTTTCCTGTTCTTGCTGCTACATGCCACGAAACGTACTGCATTTGCTGCGTATTGCTGCGCCAGTGGTTCATGCCAAGCAGACGGCGCGCTGCCGCGTTACTCTTCATAATCTCTCCTTACGCCGCACGCTGGGCGCGCAGCGATCTGTATTTATCGTGCTGAAAATTCGCCGAAGTGAGTTTCTTCACCTTTTTTTCTGGCCGCTATCGCATCTTCTTTTTGCTTAAAATATCCGAGGCTTTTCATTTTTCCGTTCACCTTTATGTGGGCTCGCCACTTTCCTCTTCTCTCCTCATAAGAAACTCCTGCGACACCGGATGTGTTGTTTGATGCGACGGAACGATTCATGGTGTTTTGGAGTGGGGTTACTTCGCGTAAATTGCAGAATCTGTTGTCTCGAGGGTTTCTGTTTATGTGGTCTATGTAACTTTTCGGCCAACTTCCAGTCATGAGAAGAAATGCGATTCGGTGGGCCTTAATAAGCTTCCTGTGCACCTGGATGGTGAGATACCCAAGCCTGTCAGTATTTCCTGCTAAATTTCCGGCAGACTGATTTCCCCATTTGATCTTCCATCTAAACTCACCAGTTTCCGGATTGTAAGAAAGCAGTTTTTCTACCTCCTCACGAGTGATATCTGGCATCACATCCCCCTCTGCCTATTCCTCAATTCGATAACACCCTGGCACTCCGCGCATGTCTGACAGCCGGGAACAGCAGCGCGCCGCGGCTCGGGGATTTTTTCGTCGCATTCCGCGCAACGCTCAGCTGATACGGCGTTGCGGTCGATGCGGTGAGCGGAAAGGGCAGCGTTACGCTGAAGCTCTTCAATCTCTGCTGCGGTGTCGATGATGTCCATGGTCAATGCTCCCGGAACTGTCGGTTAATTCGGGCGAAGGTAAACGCCAGCAATAAAAAAGGCCGCTTTAGCGACCTGGAGATTAGTGCCTTGATACTGGCGTTGTCTGTTTCTGGGGTCATAACCCCTCCATGTAAGCCCGGATGAATTCAGCCGCGGCCTGTGCGTTTATGGCGTTACCGTAGCCTTTGAGTCTGCCGACGCGGTTGCTACTTGCCACTCTTGCCACCCCGGGCTCGACTCGTCCCAGGCGCGCGGCAGCCCCATCAACCAGCGGGAATGTGCCGGGTTCAACTGGACGCCATTTGCCATCTCGACAAAAGAGCCAGTCCGCATCTCTCCAAAAACCGTTAACCTCAAGGGTGCTACTAAACCCTGCTCCGCAGCGTAATCCAGTCTGTCGAACGTCCGATCCTTCCCATCGCTCCTGATTACTGTTTTCCCGCTCCCTTTGTGATCGCTCGCCGTTGGTGTTGGCCACGCTGCCAGCATTACGGTCCCTGGAAGCTTCAAGCACACTTTTGGTGACCCATCCTGATTCCTGCCGCTGTAGCAATGAGTCGATCCGGTTGAGCCGTTCGCCACCGGAGTTTGCCACCCAATAAGCTCGTTCTCTGATGTGCGGAGCACCGATGCCCGCTGACGTAAACGGCACAAGCCCGAAGGCGTATCCCATTCCTTCCAGGTCAGCTTGTACAAGGTCGAACCATGTGTTTGCGTTACCGCTTGCAACCTGTTCGCCAAAGACATGCTGAGGTCTGCGCTCGCTGATGAGGTGGAAGAAGTGGGGCCAAAGGTGCCGCTCGTCAGCAAACCCATCTCCTTTGCCTGCCGCGCTGAAAGGCTGGCACGGGCAGGAGCCGGTCCAGACTGGTTTATCGTCAGGCCATCCGGCGAGGCGCAGGGAATGAGACCAGGCGCCAATTCCGGCGAAGAAGTGGCACTGTGTGAATCCTCGCAGGTCGTCAGGTGTGACATCTTCAATACTCCTTTCATCAACTTCGCCCGGGGCGATATGGCCGCCGGCGATCAGGTTACGCAGCCACTGCGCAGCGAACGGGTCGATTTCGTTGTAATAGGCTGCTGGCGTCATGCGGCCTCCGTTTTCACAACGTCGATGGCGCAGCCGGGCAGCAATTTTCTGGCTGCTAACTCGTTTTCATGCGGAAAGTTAAGTCGCGCATATGCGCCGAATAGCTCTCGAGCAGATTCATCGTAAGCATGAGCAGCCTCTTCAGCCGAACGGTAGTATCCAAGGTGGCGGCGCTCACGGCCTATTGTGATATTTGCACGGTATGGTTTTGATAAGTTTTTAGACCGAGATACGCCTTTATATCCCGTTAAATTCGCTCTGCTTAACTCTCGGTTGTGCTGGTTCTGATTTAGCGTAGCCAGGCGCAAATTGGACCATCGGTTATTCGTTCCGTCATTATCAACATGATCGATGTGATACTTTGGCCATTCACCTGTCACCATCAGCCAAATGAGGCGATGCGCGCGATAGAGGCGACCAATCCTAACTTTGACGTAAAGCTTTCTACCGTTTCCACAAACCGAACCAGCAACAGTACCTGGCTGGACTTTTTTGCGACATGTCTTCCAGGTCAGCAGCCCTGTTGTGGGGTCATAATCCAGAAGCTCTCTAACCATTTCGGCAGTTAATTCAGGGCAGTTTCTACTCGGCATTTTCATATCTCCCAGGAACAAGCTTCACATCGCCATCAACTTCATTCCCCCAAGCACCCCAGCCCGGCGCCGCGCTGCGGCTAAACAGCTCAATGCGCGGCACATCACCATAAAGCAACTCCAGACGATGGCGAACTTCCCAAGGTTTTTCGCTGTGCGCGCCGAGCGGGCTGTAGACAACCTGCTTAATCCCGGCGTGCTTTCGTTCCAGCCCGACGCCGCGGGTAGCAATCAGCAGATCTTCGGTATTGGCCCGGGTGTGGTTGCCGCCGTTCATGCGCGTCTCGGCGTTAAGCAGATCGAGGAAGTCGTAAAAGTCGGTGACTTCACCCTCGGTCAGCGCCTTGTTGATGCGCAGTTCAGC